ATGCATTTGAATCAACAAATAAAGTTGACTATAACAGAATCGTAGAATTAGCAATTGACAAATTAATGGGACAATTTGCTGAAGGCGAAGATGATATGCCAACAATGACTATTGCTCCGCCCGATCAAGAGCCTATGCAACAAAAACCAAAAACACCAATTGGAGAATTTATTCTAAGTTATTTTGACAGAGAAACAGGCAAATTTCCAAAAGGCGAGACAGCAGTATTAACTGCGGTGCAAAAAGATTACGGCGACGAATATGTCAAACCTGCCGCTAAAATGATTAAAAAAGTAGAGGCTATGGTTGCGCAACGTAAGGCTGAAGAATTAAACAATAGTATGCATCCTGAAACAGACGCAATTAAAGCGTTAGCAGGAGTATAAGACTTTCGGGCAAAGACACTCTTGTTAACGATCCTAACCGAAGGTTAGCAAGACCCTTTGTAGAAACAGTGACAGCGCCTTGGGGCATCCAACCGTCTGCTTAGGTAGACAAGTGGGCCCCGGCGTAGTCCGAGTCCAAAAAAAATAAAAAAAACAGTTGACAAGATAAATAACTTTGTGTAGTATAAAGATAATGTGCTGCACATAAAGGCACATAGAACATAGGCATATATAAGGAGGCATTACTATGGCATCATTAGCAGAAATTCGTGCAAAGTTAAAAGAACAAGAAAATCGCTCAAGTGGCACGACATCAGGCGGCGATAACGCAATTTACCCATTTTGGAATATCAAGGAAGGCGATAGTGTAACTATGCGTTTCTTGCCAGACGGTGATGATTCAAACACTTTCTTTTGGAAAGAACGTTTGATGATCAAACTTCCGTTTGCTGGCGTAAAAGGCGAAACAGATTCACGTCCAGTACAGGTACAAGTTCCATGTATGGAAATGTATGGAGAATCATGTCCAATTCTAGCAGAAGTGCGTGGTTGGTTTAAAGATCCAAGTCTAGAAGATATGGGTCGTAAGTATTGGAAGAAGCGTTCTTATATCTTCCAAGGATTTGTATCAGATAATCCTTTAAGTGAAGATACTACTCCTAATAATCCAATTCGTAGGTTTATTATTGGTCCACAAATTTTCCAAATTATTAAACAGGCTCTTATGGATCCTGATATGGAAGAATTGCCAACGGACTATACTGCTGGTGTAGATTTCCGTCTTAACAAAACTTCAAAAGGTGGTTATGCTGATTATGGCACGTCAACTTGGGCACGTCGCGAACGTCCACTAAGTGATAGTGAAATGAATGCAATCAATGAACATGGATTGTTTAATCTTAATGACTTCCTGCCTAAAAAACCAGGCGAAGTTGAAATTAAGGTTTTAACTGAAATGTTTGAAGCAAGTGTAGACGGTGAAGCATACGATGCAGATCGTTGGTCACAATACTTCCGTCCAGCGGGTATGCAAGCACGTACAGGCGATCCTGTTGCTCCAACACCACAGCCTACAGCAGCACCTGCTCCAGTAGCAGAAACTGTAACTGATACAGGTTGGAAAGATCCTGCTCCGGCAGCAACGCCAGAACCTGCACCTGCTCCAGCAGCAGAGGCAGCGCCTGCAGAAGAAAGCGGAAGCGCACAGGACATTCTTGCAATGATCCGTGCAAGACAAAACCAATAAAATAGGAGACAAAGATGCAAGTATCTGACAAACTAAAATCTATTGACAATTATTTCAGTGTGAATATTCTAGATAACGGATATTTCATTGAAGTCTCAGGTAGAAATCATGAAGATGATTATGCTACAGCCAAAGTAATGTACAATACTGCTGATGAAATGATCGAAGGTGTACGTTCACTTACATCAATGGACTTGAGTGACTAATGGCAATTAAGGCATTTGATCCAAGTAAATTCCGTAAAGATTTGACAAAGTCGATTAGCGGAATGAGTGCAGGTTTTAATGATCCGACTGATTGGATCAGCACAGGAAACTTTGCACTCAACTATTTGATCTCAGGGGACTTCCATAAGGGAGTCCCATTGGGAAAAGTTACTGTTTTCGCTGGCGAGTCTGGCGCAGGCAAATCTTATATCTGTTCGGGTAACATTGTTAAGGCCGCACAAGAACAAGGTATCTTTGTAGTTCTTATTGACTCAGAGAATGCACTTGACGAGTCGTGGTTACAAGCACTCGATGTAGATACTTCAGAAGAAAAACTTCTAAAACTAAACATGTCAATGATTGATGATGTTGCTAAAACTATTAGTACGTTTATGGCAGACTATAAAGATATGTCTGAAGAAGATCGTCCTAAAGTATTGTTTGTTGTTGACTCATTAGGCATGTTACTTACTCCTACTGATATTGATCAGTTTAACAAAGGTGATATGAAAGGTGATATGGGTCGCAAACCTAAGCAACTTACTGCACTTGTTCGTAACACAGTTAATATGATTGGTTCACACAATGTAGGACTTGTTTGTACTAATCACACTTATGCATCGCAAGATATGTTTGATCCTGATGATAAAATTTCAGGCGGTCAAGGCTTTATCTATGCATCTTCAATTGTTGTAGCAATGAAAAAACTAAAACTAAAAGAAGATGAAGACGGCAACAAAGTAAGTGATGTACGTGGTATTAGAGCAGGTTGTAAAGTAATGAAAACACGTTACGCAAAACCGTTCGAAGGCGTACAAGTAAAGATTCCATACGAAACTGGTATGAATCCTTATAGCGGACTTGTTGAGTTGTTTGAAGCAAAAGGCATGATTGAAAAACAAGGCAATAGATTAAAATATACAACAAGCACAGGCGAAGAATTGTTAGAATATCGTAAAAACTGGAAAGGCGAATTACTCGACAAGGTCATGACGGATTACCTCGAAAAAGAACGTAATGTGGTAAATACCGGCACTACAGAAGAAGTAGATGACCACGAGGAGTTAGTCGAAAATGAATGAAGAGCAGGCATGCGACATTTGGGATGTTTTTAAGATACACTTAGACAAAAAAGAAGTAGAAGCAGCCGCAGAGCGATATGTTGATCTTCTAGTGGACTACGGGTTTGATGATGTGCAATTAGAAGAAATTCTAGGGCACGATAAAGTATTAGACAACGCTATCTATTATTTCCTTGAAATGGACGAAGAAGATCATTACGATGAATATGAGGAATAGATATGGGATGGTACTCAGAAGTATCAAGAGATATTTCTAAAATTCCAGACGCAATTTTGTACTTTGAAAAAGAGTTGCAAGATGCACGTCAAGAATGTAAACTTGTAGGAAATGTTGAAAAGTCAGCAGCGGCTATGCCTGGTATTGTTGAGCATAGGTTTAATCAACTTCAAGAAATTGAAGCAATACTCAACTACTTGAATATTGAGCTACGTAGATTGCGTAGCTCATTTTTCAAAAAATATCTTGAAAATTATCAACGTGCGTTATCAAGTCGCGATGTTGAAAAATATGTCGACGGCGAATCTGATGTTGTAGACTATGAAAAAATTATTAATGAATTTGCACTAATGCGTAACAAGTGGCTAGGTGTTTTAAAAGCACTTGATCAGAAACAATGGCAGATTACTAACGTTGTTAAGTTACGTGTAGCAGGTATGGAGGATGCAACACTTTGACCGCAACTGAATGGTTTTATAAAGAAATTGGTAAAGATATTAAAGATGGATATTTTATTGAGATTGGCGTGATGAACGGCAAAACTCAAAATACTACAAAGATTTTAGAATTTCAAGGATGGCAAGGTTTACTAATTGAACCCGTTCCTTCAAATGTAAGAGCAATTAAGAAAAATAGAACAACACCAGTTATTCAAGGTGCTGTGTGGAAAGAAGATGGGTATGTTGATATTATCGATGTAGGAGTAAGAGGACACACAGGTATAAAAGAAACACATGCTCATCCTGAAAAAGCAATTAAGACAATAAAAGCAAAAAGTTATAAATTTAGTAGTTTGCCTATTCCTAAACATATCAACTACTTGCAAATTGATACAGAAGGTAGTGAACTAGAAATACTAGGTGCGATTGAAGATGATTATACAATAGATTATATTTGTATAGAAGATAATGCAGGTGTACGAAATAATGATAGTACGTATCATAATTTTATGACTGATTGGGGATATAAATTAATTTTTTCTGTCGCACAAGACAAAATTTATTGGAAAGGTTAACTGTATCTTTCCAAATCAGCTTGTACCATCATTGTAATTAATTCTTCAAAACTTACACTAGGCTCCCAGCCTAGTTTTTCTTTGGCTTTTGTACTGTCGCCTTTAAGATAATAAAGTTCTGCAGGTCTTACAAATGCAGGATTTGTTACAATTTTATCTTCCCAATTATCTATTCCAGCAGCACTAAATGCAGCATTACATAGTTCTTTAATACTCCAAGTTTTGCCTGTTGAAATTACATAATCTTCTGGTGTGTCTTGTTGCATCATCATCCACATAGCTTCAACATAGTCACCTGCAAATCCCCAGTCTCTTCTAGGATCTAAATTTCCTAATTCAATTGTATCTTGCAGTCCTGCTTTAATGCGAGCAACACCGTCTGTAATTTTACGTGTAACAAATTCTTTACCTCTAATGGGCGATTCGTGGTTAAACAAAATGCCACTAGTTGCATATAAACTATAACTATCTCTATAGTTTACAACCGCATTGTGTGCAAATACTTTACTAAAACCGTAAGGTGATCTAGGACGCATAGGTGTAAGTTCGTTTTGTGTATGATTTTCTTCATAACTATTGCCATACATTTCACTTGTGCTTGCTTGATAAAATTTTGTATCAGGTGAATGTTGTCTCAAAGACTCCATGATATACAATGGACCCATTGCATCAACATTTGCTGTATGAATTGGTTCTTGCCAACTCAATCCTACAAAACTCATTGCAGCAAGATTATAAAGTTCGTGCGGCCTAGAAACTTTAATAGCATGATTAACACTACTAATATCTGTTACATCACCGTGTACAAATTTAATTTTACCAGTGATACCTAAATAATCAGTATTTGAATAATTTTGATTTACTCGTCTACTTGCAAAACCATATACTTCATAGTCTTTTTCTAATAGTAGTTTTGCTAGATAAGCACCGTCTTGTCCTGTGATGCCTGTAACTAATGCACGTTTCTTCATGTTATGCTCCGAACTTTAAAATACACAGTTATTTATTTACTAAATATACGTACTTAATTGAATAAGGATTCTCATGCGAACTTATAGAGTAGTTACATCACAACACGAACCGTACTACAATCAAATCGGAAAAGATTGTATTACTAGTTTTTTAGAATACTGGCCTGAAAATATTTCAATAGAATTATGGGCTGAAGGATTTACACCTGACATTGATAATCCTAGATTGATTGTAAAAGATTTTGAAAAGGTTCGTAATGACTTAGATAAATTTTTAGAATTAATATATCCACATGTACCGCATGATCCTAACGGAAAAGATTTATTTTCTAGATACAAATTTAGTTGGATTAAAGGCCATGTAATTACAGCAGCATTACAAGAATGTGAACAAGATGTTTTTATATGGTTAGATAGTGATGTAATTACTAATAAAAAAATACCTTTAGAGTTTATAGAAAAACTATTACCGGAAGACACACTTTCTGTTGATATTCCAGCAGGCGGAAAAGTAAAAGGAAAAGAAGCAGAAACTGGATTTTTTATGCTTAACATGAGAGATAAAAATATACAACATGTTATTGACTTTTATAAATTGTGTCATAATTCCTTACAAATATTAAAAGTAAGTAGGAGACTAGATACAGGTGTATGGTGGAATGCTATACATACTGCCGAAAAGAAAGGCTCTAAATTAAAACATCTTGCAACAGCAGTTGATAGTATTGTACCTTTTATGCACACTGAATTAAAAGAATATTTAAGACACTGGGTAACAAAAGCTAACAAAAGTAACTATCAAAAAGGTAAAGAAGTTACCATAGAGGAGAAATTATGAAAACAGTAGCATTTGTACCTGCAAAAGGAACTAGTGAAAGAATTGAAAATAAAAATTTACAAGTATTGGACGGAGAATATCTGTTTAAGCGTAAATTAAGACAGTTATTAGAATGTGAAGAAATAGACGAAGTTTGGCTAGACAGCGAAAGTGAAGAATTGCATAGATTAGCAAGAGACTTACCTATTAAACATCACTATAGAGATCCTAACCTAGCAAACAACAAAACCGACGGACATGCAATGTTTGCTAATGAATCTAGAGTTACAGATGCAGACATAGTAGTACAAGTATTATGTACAGCACCGTTTATAGACAAATCTGTTATTGATCCTGCACTAAGAGATCTAAAGAAAAGTCCTACTACGAGTTTAGTTGCTGTATCTGAGCAAAAATTATACTTATGGGACGATCACAAACCTGTATATGGTAATAGTATTCCTAATAGTGTAGATTTGCCAAATCACATCATTGAAGCAATGAGTTTCTATGCTGTAAAAACAAATGGACAGCCTGTAGAAAAACGTTATACAGATAATGTTATGTTATGGCCTGTTACACCTTTACAATTAGTAGATATCAACAATCAAGAAGATCTTGTATTTGCAAGAGATATTTGTGCAGGACAAAGAGCAAAAAAAGTACAACAACTTAAAATGTTAAGTAAAAGTATTAGTAGTTGTTTGTTAAGTGATATTTGCAAAGAAAACGGTATTGATCATTTTTTAAGCAGTGAAATAAAATCTATGAACAACGGTACATTTTTAGGATATGCAAAAACTCTAAAACTAAAAGAATTACCACAAGATCAAAAAGACCCTGCATTACCACATTGGGAAGGCATATTTGATGCATTAGGAAGTTATGAATTTGTTGCACCAGGTGATGTAATTATAGTTTCTACAGATGTAAAAGATAAAGCATACTTTGGTGATTTAAATGCACACTTTGCATATAGAAGCGGAGCAGTGGGTGTTGTTGTAGATGGACCGACACGTGATGTAGATAGAGTTACACAAATTGGTTTACCGTTATTTGCACATACTAGAATGCCTGACGATATTAGATACGAAGGTACACTTGAAGAAATGAATATGCCAGTAACTGTTAACGGTGTAAGAGTACGCAACAATGATATTATTTTTGGTGATCCTGACGGTGTTGTGTGCATACCAGCAGAAAAATGGCAGTTTGTTTTTGAAGAAGTAAAAGCAGCACTTAAAAAAGAAATGCTTGTAAAATTTGAAGCAACCTTTGGCTCAGATCCTTTTGATGTACTAAACAATGTCGGACTCTTTTAATACCTATATCATAAACTATAATATGCCAGAGCATACGGATAAAATATATCGTATGCTTTGTAGATCAATGTTAGAAGAAGATATCTATATACTAGATAACGGTTCTGACAAAGAACCTATGCATCCTAAAACTAGAATTCCATTACCAACAAATAGGAAAGTAAGCGGCGCTTATAGAGTAATTTTTGATAGGGAAATAAATCAAAGAAAATCTTTCTTTGTTACTATTACCACTAGTGCAACATTATTAAAACAAAACTATAAAAAAACTATTGTAAAAACTACAAAATCTCTAAAGAAAGAAAAATGGAGTGCAATATATTCTAAAATAGAAAATGTTGATGGTTGGATAGATGTTGCTATACCTGAACAAATAGGCGTTGATAATTTTATTAAAAATCCTATGTTTGCACAGCCTATATTTACTATATGGAATACAAAATATATTAGTGAATTAAAAAGAAAAAAACACGGCTGGTATGATGTTACATATCATCACGGTCAAGGTGCAACTGAAGATATGCGTATGTATAATTTAAATGCAGGTTGGGATGAATTTACTACGCCATTATTAAGTATAGATTGGTATAGAAATAGCACATTTAGAGAAGGTAGAGGAGAACATTCTCAGAGAGAATATTTCAAACATAATAAACAAGAATTTAATGCTAGATTTAAAGAAAAATTTGACATGACACATCACCAAATAAATGATTTTTTACGTAAAAATAGGCGTAAATAGAATATGATTACTTGGCAAGAACTTTGGGCACGTGATGATTACATTCACGGAAAGACTGTAAATTTTAATATAGTTGATTCCTATATTAAATTTAAACCTAAATGTATCCTTGATATAGGATGTGGCTTTGCTACTGAATCAAAATTATTTCAAGAAAAATACGGAAGTAAATTGTATTTACTAGATGGTGAATTTTCTGAAAGCAATGGCACTAGACAAGTTAGATACGGGTCTGTTGAAAACATGTCTTTTTATAATAAAATTACAGACTTAAAACGTTATTACGATAGTCAAAATATGCAATATAATTTTGTAGATGCAAACAATATTCAAATAGATGAAAATGTAACATTTGATCTTGTTTATAGTTTTTTAAGTTGTGGATTTCATTATCCTGCAAATACATACATGGAAATTGTTAACAAACATACAAATGAAAACAGTTTTATTATTATGGACATACGTAATATAGAATCTCAAGAGAACATACAGATTTTAGACGAAATTGTTGCACAACAAAAAAGT